GAATAGTCTTTCAGCAGCAAGTCTGGAGAATTAACTTCTAGGCTATGCTTCCAGAAAATGTCGTGATTGCCGATCAATGCATGCAGAGTAATACCTTCATCAAGAAGCCTATCGAAAAAATATTTTCGACTTTCGGTCAACGAAAGAAAATTAATATACTTTCTACGATCAAACAAATCTCCAAGTTGAATAATTGTCTTTATATCATTATCTAATAAGTACGGAAAGAAATAATCATTAAAGAATTTTTTGAAGTATTCATGAAAGATTAATGAATCATTTCTCACACCAAAATGAGTATCACCGAGCAGACATATTTTCATATTTTGATCTAGTTCCTTTCTCTGGCTTAGACTGACTCGAACGAATTACCTTGTCTAGCAAATCACGAATAACAATTAAATGAGTCATTGATGTTTGTCTAACATCAAAAGGCGTTTTTTTATTTTGTACGTTTTTAATCCATGCTTCAAGTTGCACTGGCAATGGCGTCTGCATTTTGTGTTTCTCCTTTTTTCTTTCTTGAAGATACTTTTTTTCTCTTTGTATCTTCGAAGGTAGTAATAAAATCACGAATGAAATGGTCGCTATAAGACTCATGCATGATGCCATTGATATGTGAGTTTACGATGTCTTCTCCATTGTTCTCAATCAATGCAGCAATTACTTCATTCTCCATATTTTTATATTTCACGTACATATGCTTTTTTTCTTTTTGAATTCTTCGAAGAAATGCATAATATATGATTTGTGTGAAATATGCAAATGGGTTTCCAGATTTCTCTGGATCAAAGTTATCAATGTATAACAGACAGTTTTCTACACCATCGGAAATCATATCTTCTTTAAAAGTGTAGTTTGCAAAGTTAGGTTTTCTTGCCAAATGAGTGGCAATCTTAAATAGACAAACTCCAATATATTCTGGAACTCTGGGTCTATCGCCACTGTTCTTAGTGGACTCGTTCACAGACTTTTTATAAATTACCATTTCCGAAAGGAATTTAGCATTATCTACATAATGACCAGCCATAGTTTACCTCCGAGGGGGTTGCTTTTTACTTGACAAACAACTATAATAGTCGTGTCCTGTGGTTAAGACATAAAGGATCAATTAATGAATGATATCAGATTTATGTGTCTTTAGCAAGGATTTTAGAGTTTCTTCCTCAGTATCTTCTTCAATCCTTTCTTCTAGATGAAGTCCACTGTCAATTATCTCATCGTAATTTTTGATTATGTCAGATGTAGGTTCAGCACATGCAACAATTGATGTTTTATATATCCGAACAGGATATTGAGTATTGAAAGTTGGATCCCATTTCAATATAGTGATACTAAGTTTTCCAGAATTAGTCATATACATAACAAATTTAAGTGGATCATCTATTTCAATGTAAGAGACTGTTTCTTTCTTGACATTTGCAATGATTGTTTCACCATTAGAAAGTTTAAAGACTTTTCTAATTAAAAGCTCTTTGTTTTCCATGTTTAGCCCTTTAAATTAATTTCATATATCTTGTAGGCAAACTTTTCTTCATTATAAATTTTCATTCTTTCTATAAAATGATCTAGAGTAAAATTTTTTCTAGACTTATAAGTTAAATCGTCTGCAATGTCAAACAGTGTAGCTGATTCTTTGTTGTCTCCCAATCGTAAACCTCTACCTATTGATTGAAGAGTTCTAATCTTACTTTTACTTGGTGATGCGAAAACAATATTGTGCAGATTACGTATATTTATCCCTGTTGAAAACGTCCCATATGAAGCAACAATGATTGCATCGTTTTCTTTTTCTGTGATTGATCTAACTAGTTCTCTGTCTTCAGCAGAAACACCTCCATGCACAAAGAAAACTTTTCTATCGCCACACTTTGCCCAAATCATATCGTACAGAAGCTTTCCGTGTTTTTCTACTAGCTGATAAAGAACTAAAGTGTTGCCATTTAAACTGAGTGTTAAATTTCTTATGAATTTGTTTCTTTTTGGATTTGCAACAAGAAAATCAATTTCGTCTTTGTATTTGCTCTTTTTCAAGAATGAGCATGATTCTTCATCATATTTCAATATCAAGGCTTTAATTTTAAATTCTGACAGATTACCTTTTTCAATTAATTCTTTTGTTGTAGTGACTCTTTTTTCTCTACCAAAAAGTCCTTCTAGTACAAGCTTATGAGTTTGAGTACCGTCGAGTGTTCCTGTCAATCCAAAACGATATGCGCAGTCTGTTAGATTGGTCATGATTGTTGTTAGTGATTGCGCTTTGAATAGATGTGCTTCATCGCCTATGACCAAATTAAATTGCTGAAACCATTCTTTTGGTTGCTTGTATATTGATTGCCAAGTGGTTATAATGATTTGTTTGTTCGAATCTTTTGATTTATCAAATGGTATTTGGTGAATATTTGTTTGACTGTCGAATCCGTAATCTATAAAGTCTTTGTATAGCTGAGACACTAAAGACACTGTTGGAACAATAATCAACGTCTTCGTGTTGAGATATCTAGTTATAAGATAGATAATAAATGATTTACCGGATGCTGTGGGTGATATCAGTAAGCCTCTTTTATTTCGAATAGCATACAGAAAAGCTTTTAGTTGATAGTCTCGTACCTCAAAGGGAGAATTCAATTGTTCAATAAAGCTTGCTGCTTCTGCAACAGAAAATTCATTGGCAATATCTACATTTGAATCTATCTCTATGCCGTAGTTTCTTTCTTCACAGAATTGTTTAATGTATGGTATTAACCCATAGTAAATTTTGTGATCAAAGGTATTAAATAATCTGATCTTTCCATCCCAAACTTTATTTCTAAATGCTGGCATAAATTTATACCCAGGCACATAGAATGTGAAGTATTCGCTAAGTTCCATTGCTTCGCCTCTTTCGCAATGAACTTTTACGTATACTTCATTTAATTTAGTGATGAATAGATTATTGGACACCTTGCGTAAACTTCTTCCATTCTATAGCATTTTTTATTTGAAAGTTTCTTTGATTTAGATTCTTGATTATTTCTTCAATAAAATCTAGTTTTTCTTTTTGATTAAAAATGCGCATGTTAATTTCAATAACGTCTTTATCAGATTCTAGATACATATCTATTTCATTTTTCATAAGCCTTTTCATAAAAGGCTCCCATTTCAATTCGTCAAGTTCCTCTTGAGAAAGCTTTCCGTTATAGTATTCATATTTTTTAAGCATTAGGTCTTTCGACTTAAACTCAAAAGATTTAAGTCTTCGTCTTTCTTCAAAGTATATATTCATATACTTGCTATGCAATTCAGGTATCTTAGTTGATTCGACGCCGAGTTCAGTAGAATCAATTTTAGAATCTTGTCTCCAAGATTCCATAATCTGGTCTAATGTCATTATATATCTCCACTACAAAACAATCATTATATCACATAACGGCATTAGAATCAAATATAATCTGCTTCGTATTTGGTATAGTTGAAAGTTACTGTAGAGGTAATAAAATCATGTGATTCAGTAGCTGACAGTTGAAATCCTGTTAGATTGGTAGGAAACAAATCAAAAAACTTCAATTTGACATTTGCATTGTTTGAATTTGTTTTTATGATGAGAGTCGCACTAGAGGTAAAATTTTCATAACTTCCAGGAGAATTTTTAAGAGTAGACTTAGGAAATCCTTCTGTGCCTGCCAATGCGTGAAGCCAATCATAAATTTCAAACCAAGATTTCATGTCTTCATCAACTATGTATGAAACTGTTATTTCTTCAAATGTTATAATAGTTCCTGGAGTTTGAACTGTAACAAATGGAGTTGGTGTTGTTGCAATGCCTAAACTTATTGTGGGTAAATTTATTGTTTGAATAAAAAACTGAATGTTTGGCAATCTATCAATAACAAAGTCGAATTTGTTGTTTGATAGAAAGCTTTTGTTTGTAGGTTCTATTGGTAGCGTCGCCATGTTGACTCCTTTTAGAACTATTTATGCATAATGAAAAAGGGGCCCGAAGGCCCCTTGAACGGGGGCCCGCAGACCCCCTACCGATGTAACCTCGGCTTAATCAATTACATTAGATTGGTGATAGCGATCTTTCTGTAATAGATGTTCTTATTAGCAAAAACGATTGTGCCATCAGCAGCAGTTGTTGCGAATGGATTTGCAACCATTCCATAACGTGTCTTGAAGCCGATCTTTGGCTGGAATGTATCTTGACCAACCGCACGAACCATCTGGAGAGGAACGTATGGGCAGTAGAAGAGACCAGCGTCAAATGCTGAAGTACCTTTGTAACCGATTGTGGCATAGTGAACGCCAGAAGAAGCTGCAAAGTATGGATCGATGTAAACACGAATGCGACCATTGAGAACACCGGCGAATGTGTTGCCTGTGTCATCAACTTGTAGGTTGTTTGCAAGTGCAGGTGTGTAATCAAGAACACCAGCCATCTGAAGAGCAGAAGCGACATCTGATGAGCAAATCATGATGTTGCCTTTACCTCTACGGGTAGCTTTGGCGATTGCATTTGATTCACGCTCTAATTGGAACATTAGACCCTTGAACTTCTCAACTGACCAACGACCATTTGCGTCAACGTCAAGATCGAAAGTGCCTGCTGTTGCAACGTTTTCTTGTGCACCGATTGTTGCTGTTCTATTGATTTGACGAACAACTTCACGATTGATTTCAGCAAGAATTTCTGTTGAAAGAATGTTGGCAAGTTCTTGCTCTGCGTCAAGACCGTGAACTGCTTTAAGGTCTTGTGCAAGTTCCATCGTGTATTCTGCTTTGAGAGCGCGGCTCTTTGCAACGACGGAAATCTTTTCGATGCTGAATGCCATCTCAGGGAAGGTGTTTGAACCGTCACCTAATGCTTCAGCAGCGTATGTTGAAAGACCTGTACCAACTGTGTAGTTGTTTGCAACGTCTGCATCAACTGGTGTTTGACCGCCGTGTGTGCCTGTACCAGAGAAATCTGTATCGGCTTCGTTGAACAATGCTTCAGTACCACCTTGATTGGTGTAGCGTGAACGCATTGCAAAGATAAGTCCTGTTGGACCGCTCATTGGCTGAACGCCGCAGATATCGTATGCAATTAGATTTGGCATTGATCTACGAACCAAGCTGATTAGAACTGGGTCATAGATATCAATGGCGCCGTCACCAGCAACAGATGAAGAACCCTTCATTGCGTTGGTTGGAGCATCTTCTGTTAGAAGAGAAGTTGGTGAACGATAACCACCAGAAGAATTTTCGCGGCAAGAAATTTCTTGATTCTCTAGAAGTTGTGCAACAACTGCTTTTCTATGTGAGTCTTTGATTGATGGCAACTCAGTATGTTCAAGAACTGGTGCCCATTTTTTTACTAAAGCTTCGATTGACATATTTTTCTCCTTTGAGTATTTAAAAACTCTGTTACTATTTATAATTTTTTACTTTTTGAGTGTTCTTGAAATGCTCTGAACATAATGAGCCATCGCTGGCGAAACTGATTCATCGAGAGTCGTAGAGGCATCAGAATCTATTGAAGACTCTTCAACTTTTTCTTCGGATTTAGTTTGCTCAAAATACTTTTTCTTTGTGAGAATAAGTTTTTGCTTATAGTCTTCTTCAGAAATAAATTCAATGTTTTCTGCTAAAGACTTAAGTTTTTCAGTTTGAATTTCTGATAAACCCTCGGAAACTGTCTCGATTAGATCGTTCATTTTGTGAACGTTCAATTCTTCAGTTAATTCTGCATTTGTTGAAATGGCCTTGTTCAATTCTGCCTGAATTTCATCAAGTTTCACCGTAAGTTGCTCAACGGCATCAACTTTTTCGTCTGGAAGATCGATATAGTTCTCAACGAATAGATTTTTCAATCCATTCATGAAGCCCTCGGCAATCTCAGTTTTTAGATTGTGTTGAATTGAAACTTGATTTGTTTCTAACCACTCTGAAACTACGTAGTTAAGATACTCATCTAATTTTTCAACTAATCCTGCGGCAAACTCTTCTGTTTGCTCTTCTAATTTTAGATCGAATTCTTCTTGAAGCTTTTCTTTCTGCTCATCTACTTTGGCAAGAACCGCTGCTTCAAAAATAGATTTGGCATTTGTTTTAAATTCTTCTGAAAGATTTTCGTCTGCGAAAAGAGCGTCAACATCACTAACGTCGATCTTTTTCTCTTCCAAACTTTCTTCTTTATTATTGTCTACTAACATATTGCTTCTCCTTTTATTTTAATTCATATTATGAATCATTATCTTATTTATAAACTTTTTAAGAATGCTTCAAAAACTTTAAGTTTAACTTCTTCTAAATTCTTAGAACTTGTTTTTTGAATCACTCTCTTAGTTTCTTCTATGTGTTTGCCAATCCAGCGACCTTCAACAAAAACCCATTCTTTATTTTCCATAACACCTCTTACAAAGGCATCGGGCGCTGATGGATCCGCAACAATGTCAGCAGCAGTTGCAAGATAGAAATCATCTTTCACAACTTTTATGCCCTCTTTATTTTCTTCTAGTGTTCCCATACCTCTTGTGGAAACGCCTAGAGTAGCACCTTCTTCAATTAAATTCTTGACAATATTTCCATAAGGTGTATCTAAAATTTTAGCTTTACCATAGAAATCTGTTTTGTCTGCTTTTAATTCTTTAATTAGAAGTGCAGTTCTTTCTAAATTAATTGTTGGTCCATCTGGATGTCCAAGTTCACCAAATGCTCGGCCTTTTGAAACAAACTCATTAATATACCGTGTGGCTTCTCTGTTTAGAATGTCGAACGAATACATTCTACCATTTCTGTTAGGTCTTTCAGATTGCATAAAAATGCCTTCGATGAAAAGATTTCTCTTTCCAGATTCTGAAGCCTCGGTGATAAATTTAATTTCTTCGTTTAATTCTGTGATTAGTTTCATGGTGAAACTCCATCGTCGGTTGTTTCTCTACTTGTATAACCAGCGGTTTTCTTACCCTCAACAATAACTGTATATCCTGCACCAGCAGTAAATCCTAATGTCGAGAGATAAATGTCACCATTTGTATTTGCAATATTATTTGTTATTGGTGCCGTCAAGTTGGTTACTAAATCCATAGTTCCAGAGCCGGAGAGATATGCAATCGTATTTGGCGAATCGCCTGACCACATAAGTTTAACCTTAGAATTTGCTCCGGCAATTGACCAGGTCAATTTATTTATGGTAATTCTTTGATCTGTTGTTGAACCATTTGCAACGGCAGTTAATCCAGAAACATCAACCTTAAGAACATTGTTCTCTCCGGTACCGTCTGATTCATTGGTAA